ACCGAGGGCGAGGACGTGCATGGGGGGACTCCTTAGAGGGGACGGGGATGGGCGTAGCCGCCGGTCGTGGGGTCGTGTTTTTCTCCGGTGGCATTGGGCGAGACAGGCAGACCTTTCAAGGCGAGCGCCCAATTGGCTTGGTCGAAGAGGATGCGGAGTAGGGGGAGGTCCTGGGCTGAGACTTTGTTGCAGAGGTGGAAGTAGGCTTGTTCGAGTTCTTTCGCGGTGTGCATGGGGGGGCTCCTGGGGTGAAAGACCCTCCGGCCCCGGCAGGGGATGGGAGGGGCGAGAGGTCAGTTGGCGTCGAGAGCGGCTTGGGCACGGGCGCGGAGGCGAGTGTCCTGGTCGGTGAGGTAGTTGGCGAAGGAGGCGTAGAGGACCTGGGTGTCGGAGCAGTTGAGGGTGGGGTTGAGGTCGCAGCGGAGGCCCTCTTTGGCGAGGTCGGCCACGAAGAGGGATAGGGCTTTGTGGCGGCGTTTCTCGTCGGCGAGATCGCTGTTGACGCCGGTGAGTACGGAGTCGAGGGTGCTTAGTTGTCGCCGGAGCAGGGTGTGGTGGTGGTTGATGGCGTCGAGGGCTTCGGAGGTGCGCTCGGCCATCTTGGCGTGGAAGCCCTGGATGATGAGCTGGCGGGCGGTCGCGTCGACGTTGGGGATCTGGGTGATGAGGTAGATGGCGACTGCGGCGATGCGGGGTTCAGTGCGGATGCGATCGAGAGCCTGATGGAAAGAGAGTTGGGACATGAAAGGACTCCTGGGGTGAAAGCAGCCCACGGCCCGGTGGGGCGGTGGGATGGGAGGGGATCAGTGGCGGTCGGGGAGGCACTTTTCGCAGGGGGAGGAGTAGGCCCAGCGGTTGCAGTTGGAGCAACGGACGGGGGTGCGGGACTGGGCACAGTTGGAGCAGTTGTCGGGGCAGCCGCAGTCAAGGCGGCGACAGCAGGGGCAGGGCTCGCCGGGGTCGTCGAGGCCGCCGAGGAGGGTGGGGGTGATGGGGGTGGCAAGGGCGGTGGTGGTGGGGGAGACGGGGAAGTCGGCGATGTGGCCGCCCGGGAGAAGGAGGTCGGAAGAGCGGAGGAAGTCGGGGAGGCGGTCCGTGGCGAGGGGTGAGAAGAGGCAGAAGGTGTGGCCGGTGGTGAAGTGGGCGAGGGTGTTGAAGCCGAGCTGGTCGAGGCGCTCGGTGAGGGAGGCGAGGGCGTTGCGGTCGGCCGGGGAGTAGGAGGGGAGGTGGACGGGGAGGACGAGGGGCAGTATGCAGAGCGAGTGGGAGGTCGCGTTGAGCAGGGAGAGGAGCTGGGAAGAGCAGAGGGGGAGGGAGTGGGTGGACTGGGGCGGGATAGGCAGGTGCGAGAGGGATATGGAGCACGAGGAGAGGCGGTGGAGGGAGACGGTGATGAGGCGGGGATGGGAGGGAGTGGATGGCATGGGAGAGGCTCCTGAAAGGGAACGGGTGTCAATCGAGGCCGGTGAGGGGGCTCCTGCTCGCTTCCCCGGACGCCACGAGGCGGACGGGTACGCGGGCGAGACAAAGCGCCCGACCGCGGTGAAGCGGTCGGGCACGTGATCAGCGGACGTTCTCGAAGTCGAACGCCTGAGACTGCGGTGACGCAGCGGGCGTCCGGGTGCCCGATTGGCGTGCTGCGATCTGGGCGCGTACGTCCTCGGACGATTCGAGCGGACGATACTGCTCGACGGCGAAGTTGAACTCTTGCATCACGCGAACGAAGTACGTGAGCATCTGTTCGGCCGTGACGGGCTTGGTCCCGCGTGAGCGCTCCTGGTTGAGGCCCACGAGGTTCGACATGGTCCGCTGGAACGAGGCACGTTCGACCGGATCGGTGATCGAACGCGACAGGATGACGCAGTGGGCGGGCTTGTCGTCAGGCGTGCGGCCAAGCGAGATCTCGGCGGACGTGAAGCCCACTTGGATGAACGAGTCGGACGGCATGGACTTGAGGCGTCCGTTTGCACCATAACCGATGAACAGCAAGGTCTTCGGATCACGCTCCGTGGTGCTGGGTGCGGCGGCGTGGGGAAGAGCGGCGAAGGGGGACTGAGACATACGAACCTCCAGAAACTGTCGGTCAACAGAACCGACGAACTGACACAACCACCAACACGCTGTCGGTGGACAAAAGCGCAAGCACACCGCTAGATGTGCCGGCACGGGTGGTCAGGCGAAGCGGGTGAGGTCGAAGTTGTACGTGAAGCGGGTGCCGTCGAAGTTGGTCGGAGCGGGACGGGCTTCGGCACGGGCGGCTTGGCGACGCTGGCGGACGTTCAAGCGGGGTGCGTGCCAAGTGTTCCCGTACCGCTTCCGCCAGTAGCAGCGGAGGACGACGGACGAGGCGTTGCCATCTTCGAGGTGGTTGTGGAACGGAGTGGGAGAGGGCACGGAGATGCCGCCGATGACGGTCGAAGGCATGGGTGTGAGTGCGAGGCGGGCACATTGGCGGGCGGAGTAGAACATGGGTGGACTCCTGAGTGGGACGGTTAGACGCGGCTACCAACGCGGTGCCGGGTTCCATAGGTCTAGGCATTATGGGACGGGCCGAGGTGGGGGTCCGATTGGGCGATGGGGGGGTCTTGTGAGGGCGACCGGGCTCCGAACGGGGCAGTCTGACCGGGTCGCGTTAGTCACCGGCGAGGGTGAAGGCGCCCACGACAGGGGAGTGGCTTATCCGGAATCGTTCGGGGACCGTGCGGTTCAGAGCATCCCGTGATCGCGGGGGGACGAGGGGGGCAGCAGCCCCCCCGACCCGCGACCTTCGTGTTGGTGAAACACCCCTCCCGTATGAAAATCCCGGTACACCCGGTACATATTCCACCCCCACCGGTATCACAACCCCTTTCCCCACCGTCCCTTACCCGCTGTACCACTCTTTTCTCTTTTAGAAGAAGAAGAAGAAGATATATATATATATGCGGAGCGAAAGTACGGCACACCCGGTACTGTCCCCGCTCCCGGGGATTACTCCACCTTTCGGGTGGCCCGCAGGACCATGCCCCGCATGCCCCGGCTCCCACCGCTCCCGTTCCGGCTCTTGACCACGCCCCACATGCCCTGGTCCTCCAGCTTCGTCAGCAGGTTGTGCTCACTCACGCCCTCCGGCTCCCGCCCCCGCAGCTGGTCCCGCACCCAGGCCTTCCACGCCCGCCGCACGAGCTCGCCCGCCACGAAGCCCTTGGCGGCCTTCTCGAAGCACACCGCCTGGAACGCCGCGACCGGGCTGTTCTCGACCAGGAACGCCTCCTCCATCTCGACGCCCACTTCCGGCTTGGGCCACTTCACTTCGCCCCGCTCCTCGACCTCCTTCGCGACCCGTCTCGCCCCCTCCACCGCCCACCCCACGATGCCCGCCAGCTCCTCCCGCACCAGCCGGTCCTTCAGCCCGACCTCGGCCCCGCCCTTGTCGAAGCTCTTCCGGATCGGCAGCATCAGCATCTTGTTGGTCAGCCCGCCCCTCTCGTTCTCCAGCTGCGGCACCACGTTGCTCGTCATCACAAGCATCGCACCGCACTTCACGCCCCGCTCCACCTGCCCGAACTTCGGGTTGATCGTGAGCCCATCCTCGCCCACGATCTCCTTGAACAGCCTCGCGACCGTCCTCGCGCTCTCGCCCCGTCCCTTCGTCACTTCCGGCACCCACAACCCCTGTGCACTGCCCAGCCCGACCGTGCCGTGCTTGTCCGCCAGCGCCTCCATGTTGCTGATCTGCAACGCCCGGCCCATCATCGCCCGCACCACATGCTGGATCACGCCCTTCCCGCCGCCCGTCTCACCCTGGATCAGCAGGCACTTCCGCAGCCTCCGCACCGGCATCAGCATGTACCCGAGCGACATCTGCAACAGCGGACCCCACTCCGCATCGCCGCAGGCCCACTGCTCCACGCACTTGGCCCACCGCTCCGCCTTCGCGCCCTCCAGATCCTCGTACCGCACCGGCAGGACCATCGTGCCGAACCACGTCTCGTCCCTTGTCCACGTCTTGCCCGTCTTCACGTCCAGCACCACGTCCTCGAACGGGATGCACCACGCCGCGTCCGGCTCCCCTCCCGACCCGTTCTTCCAGCCTGGCACATCGCTGTCCGTCCGGGCCATCGCCTGCACGAACCGCAGCGTGTCCTCCACAAACCCCACACTCGGCGACAGCCGGACCTTCCGCTCCCCGTCATCTTCGGTCCGCTTGATCACGACCGCGTCCTTCAGCAGGAGCAGCATCAGGTCCATCGCCTCCACCACCGACAGCACACGCCACCGGCTCCCGGCCCAGAGCATCAGCTCGCCGCCTCGCCAGTACACGCCCTGCCGTCCGCTCGGCGTCCGCAACAGCCTCATCACGGCCTCCGCGGCCTGTCCCGGCTCACGCCGCGTCAACTGCACACCCTCGGCCGCCTTTACAGTCATTTCGCTCATGTGACACTCCTGCCCTCTTCGGGGCATATCCATTCCGTTCTGTTGTGTGGGGTGCCGGCGCTGACGTGACTCATCGGTGCGTGATGGGAGGGGTGACTCGTCCGGCACCACACTCTACCCTTCTCCCGATGCGACATCAAGGCCCGCCGATCATTTCTCTTCCATACGTGCGACTCTACCACGAGTCTACATTCTGCAAAGCGCTGGGCATGTCCACACGCCAATTCCGCGCGTGGTTACGCACGCTCGGCGTCCCCTCCCTCGAACTCAAGGGCGGCCGCTACATCGAGCACACGACCTTCGCCATCGCGCTCATCTCCTCGCTCCAGATCCACGACCCCCCGTGCCACACCACGCCGGGCTCACCCTCCAAGTCCAAGGGCCGGGTCACCCCTCCCACCCTCACGCCGGACCAGGCCGCCATCTCGATCTCGCAGCTCATGCTCTCCTCCCACCTCACGGAACGCGAGGCCCGCAGCGACATTCTCCGGAAGGCACGCAAGGGGGCCGACGCCCTGGCCCTCATGGCCTACACTGCCGAGAAGAACCGCAAGCGCGGCCAGGACCTCCTGAAGCACCGCATCAAAGAGAACCCCGTCGTCGCCCAGATCCTTCAGGCTGCCACCCATGCTTCGAGCGACCATCACACCACCCCCTCCCATCCCGACCGAGCCGCAGTCGGAGCTCCTGCACCAGCCCACGCCTGACCTGGCCGTCGTGCAGACCTTCTTCTCGCTCGAAGGTCTCGAAGCCGCTCTCCGTGCCGGGGGCGCCCCCTTCACGCAGACCGACCTGGTCCAGCAGCTCATGCGGCTCTGCAACGACCCGGACCCCAAGATCCAGCTGGCGGCCATCGCCCGACTCACCGCCTACATTGAAACGTGCCTCAAACTGAACGGTCGCATCGCGACCCTCACCCAACAGGAGAAGACCAGTGTCTCTGCCACCGCCTCCGTCACCCGCACTGCCAAAACAGTCACTGCCTTCACCCCTCCCGTCCCCGCAGCCCCCATCGACATCGCCCTCCCCGAAGGAGCCGCCCGTCGCGTTGACCCCCGACCAGAGAAAGAGGGTTGACACGGCCTGCGACCTCCTGCTCTCCGCGGCTCAGGACCCCTACGGGCTCGGCGTGCTCCTCGCCCGCTTCCTGCCCGAGGTCGGCATCACCGACCGGGGCGCTCAGCTCGGCACCATCGAGGAGGTCGGCGAACTCGTCATCCCCGAGTACACCGCCCGGGACGGCCGTCTCCAGCCGTGGGTCCGCGTGCACCTCCAGGAGCTGGTCCGCGGCTCCAACTTCATCGAGCCCCGCATCGCGGCCGCGTTCGTCACCCGCATCGCCCTCTCCTCCGCCCTCATCACGCTCGCCAAGGCCGGCACTTGAGTCTCACCCCGATCAAAGCCATCCCCCTCGACTGTCCGCTGCACCCCCTGCCGCTCGACTATCACGACCTCACGCAGGAGGGTCAGCGGCAGGCCCGGGTCAACGCCGCCCGGCAGTGGTCCCTGGAGGGCACGGCGGCCGAACGCGCTCGCCGCCTGATCAACTCGCTCAACTTCTTCGACCTGCACTACCTCGCGGACGACGTCGAGTCCCTGCACGAGCCGGGCTTCTACGACATGCCGCCGCTCCGGACGCCCGCCTACCACTGGGAGATCGCGTCCCACTGGGTCAACCCCCTCTCGATCACGCTGGCCCCCCGCGGCGGCGCCAAGTCCACCTTCATCCGCAAGGACGTCATCCTCCGGATGGTCTCGATGCCCCGCTACTCGGTCGCGTACGCCACCTCCACAAACGAGAACGCCCTCTATACGGGCCAGCTCGTCAAGGACCAGTGCTACGAGAACGGCCGCATCCAGGCCGACTTCGCGCCCGAGTGGGACGCCTCGACCCTCAAGCCCAACCGGGGCGCGAAGTCCACCGGCGTCCAGATGTTCTTCCTGAACAACGGCTCGTGGCTCCGGTGCGTCTCGGCCCGCTCCCGCCTCCGCGGTCTGCGTCCCCGCATCTTCAAGCTGGACGACCCCGAGTACGACGAGTCCGGCTCGACCTCCATGGACGAGATCCGGGCCTACATGGAGCGACTGCTCTTCTCCATCGCCATGCCGATGACCCTGCGTGCGAACACCTTCCTGCACTGGGTCGGCACCTTCGTCTCCAAGCGGCACTACCTCTGGCAGGCCATGGACACGGTCAACACGCCCGAAGGCCCCCGAGCCGTCGACCCCCGCTTCGACCTCTGGTCCCGCCTCCACATCCGCGCCTCCTGGGTCGACGAGCAGACCGGCCGTCTCCGCTCCTGCTGGCCCGAGATGTGGCCCGCCGACGAGGAGGAGAAGGTCCGCCTCAAACTGCCCGAGTCTACCCGCACCATCACCCAGATCCAGAAAATGCTGGGCTCGGCCGTCTACAACAAGGAAATGCTGGGCCTCCCCGGCACCTCCGACCAGCTCCTCTTCAAGCTCGACGCCGACACGAAGGGCACGCACGCCTGGTGGCTCGAAGAGGCCGACGAGATCTTCAACGACCAGCCCCTTCTCTCCCGGGCGAAGATCTGCTTCCGGGACCACGACAAGCCCGACGTCGTCCACCGCCTCTCCGTCATGGACTTCCTGGCCCAGTCCAAGCTCTTCATGACCGTCGACAGCGCCTTCACGGAGACCGCGACCTCGGACCGCCGGGTCTCGCACCTCATGGCCCTGTACGCCAACAACATCCTCTTCTCGCTCGACCTCTGGTCCGACCGGAAGACCGACGGGGAGCTGCTCAACGCCTCGCTCATCCAGGCCGACAAGTGGCGTTGCCCGATCATCTTCGTCGAGGTCGTCCGCGAGTCGATCAAGCTGTACATCCGCTACCGGTCGGCCGTGCAGACCCGCGTCACGACCAACCTCGGCCTGACGCACACGCCGCTCGTCAAAGACCTCCGGCCCGGCGCCATGACCAAGACCGCCAAGATCTCCACCATGGACACCCGGTTCGAGTTCGGCCTCGTGAAGCTGCCGCTCTGGCGTCGCGGCCGGCACGGTCCCTACACCCGCCTCTTCGAGCAGATCGAGTCCTTCAACCCGAGCTCCAACGACGGCGGCCTGGCCAACGACGACGAGATCGACACGCTCTCCATGTCCAGCATGGTCATCCGGGGCAAGCACGGCATCCGCCACACCCAGCTGGCCAAGTCCGAGGCCGTGGACGCCCTCGCCCTCCTCCGGCAGGGCAAGCGGCATATCCCCGGGACCTCCATCCCGCTCGTCAGCGCTTTGCCGCACGACATGATCACGACCGACCTGCTCGGTCCCTTCCCCGACGCCCCCGACCAGGAGTCCGTCATTTGAGCACCGAAGTCCCGTCCAACTTCCTCGCCGGTTCCCACGTCGTCGTACCCCTCACGTTCTTCAAGGAGCTGCTGGCCTGCTACTACGGCACCGGCCCCCGCTTCGGCGAGTCCCGCACTCCCACCCCTCCCGTCACGCCCGCTCCAAGCCCGGTTGTTGAGATGGGAGGGGTGTCCCCTACAGTCCCCGTGCCTGTGAGCTCCATGCGGTTGACGCCGATGGGGGCTGCACGACCGAAGGAACCCGTCCATGAGCCACGCATTAAGCAAGCTGCCGAAAAGTGACCAGACGCTGGCGACCATCCTTCGGATGCACAGCGCCCGCTGCATGACCCACTACTCGTGGCGGCGCGTGAACTGGCTCCTTGCCTACTACTACCTGTCGGGCTACCGCACCTTCGACCTGTACGACCCGCAGACCGGTCGCATCGAGGCCCGTCACGTCGGGTCGGACGGCAACGTCGAGTACCACTCGGAGGAGCTGCTGTACGCCATCAACCAGCTGGCCTCCCGCCTCCAGGGCCTGGACATGCGGCCCTCGGTCGTCGCCCAGGGCAGCACCCTCGGCGCCATGCGGGACCGGGCCGTCCTCCAGATCACGGCCGACTCCCTCTTCCTCCAGGACGAGCTGGACCGTAACGTCCGCGACTTCTCGTGGCTCTTCACGTGCCTCGGCTTCGCGGGCATCACCGCCGAGATCGAGGACCACCCCGCGATGGGCCTGACGGCCGAACTCGAAGTGATCCACCCCAAGGAGATCATGCCGTGGCCCCTGCTCGGCGAGGACCCGACGAAGCTGTCGGGCATCATGCGGGAGCGCGTCATCTCCATGGAGCACCTGTACGAGGTCTTCGGGAAGAACAAGATCGCGGGCAAGAAGGACAACGAGCTGGAGTGGTTCGTCCTCGAACACGGCCAGTCGCTGCCCGCGATCGACACGTACTACTCCGGCAACGTCTCGGGCATGGCCAACTCGCACCTGTCGGCGAACACGCACCCCCGCGACGGCGCCGAGTTCGTGAAGGTCCGCGAGCTCTGGACGTTCGGTCCGGGCCGCACCGTCGCCGACTACGTGATCGCCTCGGGCGACTGCATCCTGTCCCGCCAGGACCTCCGGGCCCAGCAGGTGCACTGTCCGATCGGATTCGCCCGCTTCATGGACAACGGCACCTTCCACGGGGCCGGTCTCTTCGACGTTATGTTCCACTCGCACCGCCAGCTCGAAAAGCTGAGCAAGCGGCTCTTCCAGAACGTGCACGACACCGAACGGTTCGGCCTGCTGGTCATGCCTTCGGGACAGATCCCGCAGGAGAACGTGCTCCGACCCGTCGGCGACAGCCTGAAGGTCCTCTTCTACGAGCCGGACGCCATCTCCGAGGGCTTCAAGCCGTTCGCCATCACGCCGACGAACACGGGCGAGATTCCGGGCCGGACCGCCGCGTTCGCCCGCGAGGCCATGAACCGCGTGAACCCCATCCGGGACCTGATCGAGGAAAAGGGGCGCGTCGACTCAGCCTCCGGCCTCTCATTCCTCCAGGAACAGATCAACCAGGCGCTCACGAACCCGACGGGAGGGGTGCGGGACGCCTTCTCCGCCATGTACAAGGCCGGGTGTGCCCGCGGGCTCCTGCTCTACACGACCACGAAGCGGCCCATTCCCGTCCAGAACCTCAGTCTGGAGATGGCCGGAGCCGTGATCAACCACGAAAACGGCACACTTCAGTTCTCGGAGAACCCGCTGCCCGACATCAGCCGCCTCCAGGTGACGATTCGGGCGCTCACGCCGAAGTCTCCGGCCGCGATCAAGGCCGAACTTTACGAACTCTGGAAGAACGGCATCGAGCAGGACCCGCTGGCCTTCCGGCTGGCGTGCCTGCGGGCCGGTGTGGACATCCCGCTCTGGCTCGAAGAGGAGAAGGGCGCCTACGAGATGGCCGTCCTGTCGATTCTGACGCTCTTCGGCAACGGGGAGGAGCCGGGCGAGCTCGTCCTCACGCCCACGACCACGCGGCCGGACGTCGTGGCCCGCGTCCTCTCCGGATTCATGTGCTCGCCGATCATGCAGAAGGCCTCGCCCTCCGTGGTCGACGCGTTCTCGGCGTTCCGGTTCACGCTCATGCAGTACATGGGTCCGACCCTGCCGGGAAATCTGCCGAACCCCGAAGATCTTGCTATGCTTTCTCAACAGCAACAGCCCGGTGCGTCACCGGCGCAATCGAGTAACCGGAGTCCCCAATGAAGTTCAACCGCCATCCTCTCCTCTCACCCGACGACGCAGGCGCCGCCGGAGCCAAGAGCCCGATCCCGCCCGCACCCGGCAGTGACGCCATCCCGCTTCCGCGTGCCGAGTACGACAAGCTGGTCGCCGCCCGGACCGAACTCGACCAGATCAAGCCCCGCATCCAGGAAGCCGAGACCATCAAGGGCTCGTTCCAGACGCTCTTCTCGAAGGACGCCAGCCCCGAAGCGAAGGCCAACATCGTCGCGACCCAGATGAAGGCCGCCGGGTACACCGACGCGGAGATCAAGGCCCACCTGTCGGGCGAACCCGAAGAAGAGCCGGAACAGCCTCGCCGGGGCCGTGATGGGAGGGGTGAACCGGACCCCACCGACGACCTTCGCAAGGAAGTGAACGAGATGAGCATGGCGATGCGTCGCCAGGCTCTGGAGTCGGCCAAGGAGGCCCTCGACACGTCGATCCAGTCGACGCTCGACGAGGCCTCGGACCTCCAGTCGGCCCTGAAGAAGATGTCGGAAGTGGATGAGGAGGGGGCCGCGACCGCCAAGGAGCTGGTCCCGACCATTTCGGCCGAAGCCCACTCGGCGGCCATCGCCGCCCTGAAGGCCAAGCGGGAGAAGGGCGTGACCCTGACCCGGGACGAGATGCGGAAGACCGCTCGCGAGGCGACGGCGGCTACTATCAAGAAGTACCAGCGGATCATCGGGCAAGCGTCCCGCATCGGGAAGGCCCCGCAAATGGATGACTACGCCGAACTGGCGAAGTCGACGCCGGTGGCGACACCCACGGTCAGGCCGAACGCTCAGCGTGCAGACGTCGAGCGCGATCTGGAAGCGTGGAGCGTCGACAAGCTCTTGCGTGAAGCGACCAGCCTCGATTCGCCCGGTCGCGTCTAACTGAACAACACCGCCCGACGACACCGTCGGTGATGGAGATGAACAATGCCTGCAACTATCGGGTCGCTTTTCAGCACCCGCGCCAACTCGATTCAGGAGATCCTGAACAAGCAAGTCGAAATGATCATGCCGACGGCTGACCCCGTCTTCAAGTCGATGCAGATGGGCCGCGGCAACGCGAGCGCCATCGGCCGCGACTTCCTGATCCACCGCACCTTCCAGAGCGGCCTCGCCGGTGTCATCCGTGCGGGCGGCTCCGTGCAGGACTTCACCCTGTACGGCGACCCGCACAACTTCGCGTCGGCCACGGCCAACCAGGTGGGAGCCAAGCTGTTCAAGCAGGGCCTCACCCGCACCTTCCCCGATCCTTTGACGGGCATGAAGCAGCAGACGTTCCGCATGTCGGTGCCGATGCGAGCCATGGACACGAACCTCGCCATGATGCTGTCGGAGCTTCGCCTCGAAGCGACGGCCGCCAACATCGCCGAGATCGTGCAGCCGACGCTGGCCGCCTTCGGTCGCCACATCGCGCTGACCGTCTCCAACTACTTCTACCTGTCGCAGAACGATCTGTACCGGCTCTGCCGTCTGACGGCAGGCTCGTGGACGCTGTCGGACCCCGGCACGGGCGCGAACCGTCGTCTGACGATCGACCTGAAGCTGGACAACTACGCGATCAACCGGTTCGCTCCGGGCCAGCAAGTCCAGATCGCGAGCCAGGCCGGTCAGCTCCGCAACGGCAGCGCCATCACGATCGTGGAAAGCGTCGACGAGACGCGTGCGGTCGTGACGTTCCGTAACGTCGACGACAGCGTCTTCAACGCCGGTGGCGCCGCGTCGGTCGCGGACAACGACATCGTGATCGTCCCTGGCACCATCGGCACCTCCGCGACGCCGTACGCGAGCAGCCCGTTCTTCACGGGCATCGCGGGCGTCCGCAGCTGGCTGAAGACGGGTCAGGGCGGCAACGACAACATCATCCTGGGCCCGGAAGCCACGAACGAGTCGCCCTTCAGCGGCCGTATCGACGTCACGGTGCACCCGGAGTTCAAGTCGCTCCTGTTCGACGCCGGCAACCAGCCGCTCACCCAGCAGTTCCTGCGTCGCATCATGGCCCGCTGGCACTCGGCCCGAGCGGTCCGCTACGGCCAGAGCATCGACCTGCTCCTGGCCAGCGAGGGCGTCTGGCTCGCGATGGAAGCCACGCAGGCGACCCGCGAGATCATCGACCGGACCGGCCGTCTCGCGACCGTGCAGAACGGTCAGGGCTCGGAAGGCGAGGGCGGCATGGTCTTCACCTACGAAGGCGAGACCTACCGCGGCAAGACGAGCGGATGCATGCAGGCCAACACGGTCTGGGGCATCAAGTCCAAGAACAACTGGGACGTCTACACGCCCGCTTCGTTCAAGGGCAAGAGCTTCGACAAGGCGCCCCCGATGGTCCCCTTCCAGTTCGTGGGAAGCACCCTCAACGGCACCGACAGCCACCAGATCCCGATCCAGAAGGTGGACGCGAACGGCAACACGGCCCTCACCGAAGGTGTCCAGATGCCCGGCACGTTCACCATGCAGGTTGTGCCTCGTCAGATCCCCGGCATCGTGATTCAGAACGTCGCCGAAGATCGTCAGTACAGCCTCTAATCTGACTTCAGCCCCCTATCCTGAAGGACCCTTGCCAGCGTGGCTTGGGTCCTTCTTCTTTTCAGGGACCGCCATCCATGAACCTCATCGTCTCGACCCCGTACGACCGAGCCTTCCACGCCTGCGGCCAGCTCAGCTCCGACCGGCACACGCTCCTCGCCCACAACGCGTGGTCCGACTGGCTCGTCCGCCAGACCGCCAACCCCCGTCTCTTCCTGCTCCGCCACCACTGGGCCAACTCGACCGTCCTCTGTGCCTGGGTCTACAGCCCGGCCGAGGCGACCGTGCCTCTCTTCCAGGAGCTTGAAGCGTTCAAGGCGGACCCCCGCGAGTGGTGGCCCTCGGACCTTCTGCCCCCGGACCGGCTGCTGGCCCGGTTGGCACCCCTCCCATCCGACGGCACGCTGCCGTTCAAGAAGGCCCTGGAGGACGAGAAGGCCGCCAAGCGGGCGCTCGCGGAGCAGGCCTCGATCGAGAAGAGCGACATGGTCCGCAGCCTCCGGCGCCGCGGCTCCACGGAGATCGCGGCCGGCATCGAGAGCGGAGCCGTCAAGTGGCAGCCGACTACGATCACCGGCAAGGACGCGGCCCGCGAGCAGACGAAGCAGCTCCTTGAAATGACGAAAGGGCTCTGATGGACTCCAACTTCTCCTACCTCCAGGCCGACGTCGAACACATCCGCACGATGCTCGACGCGTCTCGGATCGACGGGGGCAAGTACACCGACTCGTACATCTGCTCCTACTCGCTCACGCACTCGATGCGGAACGTCCTCTCCCGCCTCTCAAACAACAGCGGGTGCCGCATCCTCCAGAAGTTCCGCATCACGCCCGTGGCGGGTCAGACCCGGTACAAGCTGCCGCCGTGCATCGAGGGCGTCATCCGCCTTCAGTTCACGGACACGCTCGGCAACGTCGTGGGCGAGATCCAACCCTTCTCCCCGTGGAGCGCGAACGGCCAGGGCTGGCGACTCGAAGGCACGCCGGGCTTCCTGAGCATCGTCTTCGACGCGACGCCCGACCCCTCCCAGTTCCTCGACATCGTCTACATCTCCAACGGCGACTGGTATCCCCACTACGGCGAGGGCGACCTCGAAGCCCCCAAGACGGGCAACCTCCAGGTCATGTCGCTGGCGACCGCGCCCATCCTGGGGACCGTCGACCGCCGGGAGTCCGCCTACCTGGGCTCGCACGTGCGGATCATCCCGAGCAGCAACGCACCCGTGCAGGAGCGTCAGATCCTCCGGCACTGGCACGACGGCACCGACTGGAAGATCGAGTTCGAGGCCACCAACCCCGAGCTCATTGACAAGCACAACTACGAGATCGTCGTGCCCGGCTTCGGCGCCTTGCACCACGCCGTCGCGATGCTCACCGCCTTCGAGTTGTCGGTCGCCCTCTCGGCCACCCAGTCGAAGCAGGGCGGCATCCTCACCCTGTACAAGACCGCGATGAAGACGGCCCTCGACAACGTCACCTCGATCAATCGAGCGCTCGGCTTCTACATGGAACGCAACGTGCCGGGCTCCGCCGTGAACATGACCTTCGGGAAGAACTGATGCCCTCCACGAACCCCATCCAGTCGGATCTTGGCGGCGACGCGATGAACCAGTGGGCCTCCACGTTCAGGCCCCGGTTCTCCACGTCCGTCATGACCCGGCTCGCGACGGGGTTCGGCCAGCAGAAGATCCGGGACCCCCTCCCATTCCCGCTGCCACGCGCCCGCACCTCCCAGCAGCCCACCCTCCGCCGTCCGTTCGACCAGGGCGTCCTCACCCCCGTCCTGCTGCCTGCCTCTTCGGCCATCATCGTCGCGGAGACGCCCAACGAAACGCCCGGCCTCGACACGACGCCCGGCGACCAGTCCACGCCGGGTGATGAATCCACTCCGGGCGATGAGTCCACACCCGGCGACGAGTCGACCGACGGTGAAGACACCACGCCAGGCGACGGCACCACCGAAGGTCCCGGCGAAGAGAGTACACCTGGTGAGGGCACGACCCCCGGTGACGAATCCACGGGCGGTCCCGGCGAAGAATCCACTCCGGGCGATGGTCCCGACACCGATGGTGTCGCGACGTCCGGCGGCGGCGATACACCTGGCGGCTTCACGACCGGTCCGGACGGGACCGCTGTCATCGGCGGCGGTGGTGGTGGTCAGCCTCCGTGGGGCGGCACTGACGGTCCGGGCCAAACCGGCTCCTCCTCGTCGAGCAGCTCCTCGTCCAGCTCCGAAGACCAATGTGCCGGGTGCGGTGCGGGCTTCACCGTCAACCTCAGCGCCGGCCCCTCCTACGTCCGCAACTCCGCCAACCCGACTGAGTTCGTCGACTGCACCGCCTTCAACCCCATCGAAAGTCCGAGCGCGTGCGGCAGCTTCGTCACTGCGGCGTTGGACGACGCCTGGTTCCAGTACGACCAGTTCGTGTCTGCCGGGATCGCGGGCAATCCCCCTCCCTTCCCCCGCTCCTCCGAGCTGGGCGCCTACTGCGGTTGCGTCGTCAAGCAGCAGGTCCCGGGCATGCACCGCGTCCCCGGTAGCAACTGTCTGTGGGCCGAGACCATCGTCACGGAGGTTTGCTTCGAGAACGCCCGAGTGACGCCTCTGCACCTGGATTGGTACGTCGCGTACGGCTTCGCCTATGGGAGCGCGGTCCTCGAAGCCGCGTTCATCAACCCGGACGACCCGACGAAGTTTGAGACCTTCAACCCCAGCACGTTCCTGCTCATTCAGCCGGGCGAGGGCACGTGCTGCGACCCTACAAACAACAGCACGACGCCGGTGGATTGCGCCGACTACCGTTTCTTCAACACGTTCACCGTCAACGGCCCCGTCTGCATCAGATACCGATGACCCCCGAAGAAGCCATCCGCACAGCGAACGAGGTCCGCGAGCGATACTTCGCCCGCCTCGAAGGACCGCTGGACTTCACCCGCTCCATGCTAAGCCGGGGTCCCTTCGATCAGCGGGCCGGGCCCGAGGTGGTTCGGGAGCGGCACATCGCCTGCCACGGGCGAGAACCATACAGCCTGGTGCAGCTACAGGCGCCGTGCGAGCGACGGGTCGAGAAGGACGGCTTCCACTACTGCGGGAGCTGCGGCTGTCCGAAAGCGAAGGGCACGCGGCTTGACGTCGGACCGGACTTCTACAGCAAGCTGGAGTACCCTTGGCTCGCATGTCCACTGAAGCGGAAGGGCTTCTCCAACCATGAACCGCCATGATCACACTCGATCCTCGAACTCGCAAGGCTCAACGCACCAGTCCGGCGCCGAAGGAACCGTTGGCGTTCGAGCCCGACTCGGGCATGAGAGGCCCCTCACCCTTCTTCTCAGCGGGCGGCGAACCCCTCCGCGTCGACGGCATGTACCGCAAGGCCGTCCTCTTCCTGATCTGTTCCGGGCCCTCCCTCTCGACCCTTGACCTCGCTCCGCTCCGGGACCGCGGCCGTCTCAGCATGGCCGTCAACAACGCCTGGCTCCGCTATCGGCCGGACTTCTGGGTCGGCGTCGACAATCCGGCCCAATTCGCCGATACTGGCTGGCGGGACCCAGGCGTCCTGAAGTTCGTGCCGGCCGCCCACCTGGGCCGCCGACTCCGGACCTGGTCCGACGGCGAGATCAAGGCGAGCCTGCTGACGCCCCGCGACTGTCCGGGTGTGGTCGCGTTCCGCCGTCACGACGGGTACGACCCCGCCACCTTCCTGGACCTGCCTGTCTGCGGGTGGGGCACCCTGAAGGGCACGAAATGCGCCCTCGGCATCAAGGGAGCCCGCTCCGTCATGACGGCCGCTCTCTGGATCGCCGTCAAGCTGGGCTTCACCACGATCAACCTGCTCGGCTGCGACTTCCACATGCCGCCCGAGGGCGACTGCTACGCCTTCGGTCAGGACAAGCACGAGCGAGGCCGTGCCTCCAACAACCGGTTGTACCGGGTGCTGAACCAGCGGCTCACGTCGCTCACGCCCTATCTGAAGTCCCGTCGCATCCAGGTCTGGAACGCGAACCCGTCTTCGGGCCTGACGTGCTTCCCGCACAAGCCGTACGCCCAGATGCTCGAAGAGTCACACCCCTACTGCCGGACCGCCGTTCCGGAGGGAGGCTGGTACAAATGAGTCCCACAATGAGGGCGCGGTTTCCGCTCGCCTTCTGCATCAATCTGGCACGCCGGTCCGACCGGTGGGCGCTCGCTTCGGCCGAGTTCAAGAAGGCAGGCATCGACGTCCGCCGCTTTGACGCGATCGACGGCGAGACGTACCCCTCCCATCTCCTCCCCGCCACGCCGCCGCTGAAGTGGCCGCTCACGGCCGGGCCGTACTGCTGTCTGCTGTCGCACCTGTCGGTCATCTCGCTCGCGAAGAACGCGGACCTGCCGGGCGTGCTCATCTTCGAGGACGACCTCTGGCTGGCCGACGACTTCAAGGTCCGGTGCGACGCCTTCCTCCGGGAGGTCCCGGACGACTGGGACATGATCTACCTGAACGGCCGGGTCATGCTCGACCGGGCCCGGGTCTCCACCCAGGTGGTCCGGCCGTCGTACGTCTACAACTGCTTTGCCTACGCGGTCTCCGCGAAGGCCTACGACCGGTGCATCGCCGCCCTCCGGACGAAGGCCCACTGGAACGACCAGCTCCTCGCCGGGCTGCACCCGCAGATGTCCGTGTACATGCCTGCCGTCCCGTTCGCGTGGCAGCGGAACGACCTGATCTCAGACAACAAGGACAAGAACCGTGAACGCAATCGCATTACACTCGACACGTCCGTGGCCGGAGAACGCGCGTCGCTCAGTCGAAAGAGCAGCCTCCCGCTGGGGGGTCGAGATTCGGGTATTCGACTTCCCGTTCGAGCCCCATCCAAGCTGGGCCCGCCTGGCACTCCCCTCCCATCTCCGCCAGTACAGCCGCGTTCTGGTCCTTGACCCGGACATCGTGCTGTCGGCCGACTGCCCGGACCCGTTCCGGTGCACGAAGCCAGGCCACATC